TTGCTGGCATCGGAGGCGCGCAACAGGGCGCAGGCAGTACGGGTTCGAGCAAGCTTAACTGAATTTGCTCGCGCCGCCGGCTACGAGCCGGCACCACATCACAAGCTGCTGATTGCGGAACTGGAAGGATTGGAGCGGGGCGATTTCGATACGCTTCTGGTATTCATGCCGCCAGGCAGCGCCAAATCGACCTATGTGAATTTTCTATTTCCGGCTTGGTTTGTTGCCCGCAACCCGAAACTGAACGTCATCACGGCAAGCCATTCCAGCGAGCTTGCGGAGCGTTGGGGACGCAAGACCCGCAACCTGCTGATGCAAAGCGCGGCACTGCTGAACGTGGCCCTGAGCGGTGACAGCACAGCGGCGTATCGCTGGGCAACAGCAGAGGGCGGGGAGTATTACGCGGTCGGCGTCGGCGTCGGCATCGCAGGGTTTCGCGCCGATCTGGGTATCATTGACGACCCGTTCGGATCGCGTGAGGACGCCGAGTCGAAGCGGATCAGACAGAAGGTCTGGGATTGGTACGTTGACGATCTGACAAGCCGTCTCAAGCCTGGCGCGCGTCGGGTCGTGATGCACACGCGCTGGCATGATGATGATCTGGCTGGACGAGTTGTAAGGCAACTTGAGGCCCTTGCTCGGAGCTACCGCGTCTTGTGTCTGCCGGCCGAGGCTGGGCAGGATGATCCGCTCGGTCGCAAGCCCGGTGAAATGCTTTGGGACGATCCTGGCGGTTACGATTATGGATCGGTGCTTCGGGCCCGTAAGCAGGATAGCGATAGCCGAACTTGGAACTCTCTCTATCAACAAAACCCGATTCCAGATGACGGCGACTACTTCAAAGCCGAATGGCTGAAACCTTACGACAAGCAGCCGTCCCGCGACACGATGCGGATTTACGGCGGATCGGATTACGCGGTCACAGCGGACGGCGGCGACTACACGGTTCATGCAGTTGTCGGGCTTGATCCTGACGGACGGATGTATCTGCTGGACCTTTGGCGCAAGCAGGCAGCATCGGACGAATGGGTTGAGGCGTTCTGCGATTTGGTCCTGAAATGGAAGCCGATGGGCTGGGCCGAAGAGCAGGGCCAGATCAAATCCGGTGTTGGGCCATTTCTTGAGCGCCGGATGCGTGAACGCAAGGCTTACGTTGTTCGAGAGCAGTTTCCGACGCGAGGCGACAAGGCAGTCAGAGCGCAGTCTATTCGCGGCAGGATGGCGCTTGAAGGGCTTTACGTTCCGGCGGTGTCAACGTGGCGCGCTGAGTTCGAAAACGAACTGCTGCGCTTCCCTGCGGGCGTTCATGACGATCAGGTGGATGCGCTCGGGCTCGTTGGGCAGTTGCTGGACAAGATGATGAGCGGTCTAAAGCAAAAGCCAATAACTCCACAAATCCGCGACCGCTGGGACCGTGCTGAAGAAAGTTCGACAGATTGGAAAACGGCCTGATGCTCACCCACGAACCAGCGGAAGGAGGCGAGGACGGACTTCTCGATGTTGGCGCTCTATGCCGCATGTTCGAGGAAAGCGAGGACGCGACCTATATCGCGCGATCGCTGTCGGAGCGGGACCGGGATTACGTTGATAACAAACAGTTGACTGAAGAAGAACTCGCAGCCCTGCGAAAGCGCGGGCAGCCGCCGGTCATTGACAATCGCATCAAGACCAAGATTGATTACCTTGTTGGCCTTGAGAAGCAGCAGCGCATTAAAGCCAAGGCTCTCCCGCGAACGCCAAAGCATGAAGCTGACGCGGACGGTGCGACTGAAGGTTTGCAATACGTCGCGGAGGAGCAGGATTACGATTCGAAGCGATCTGGTGTCTGGCGCAATATGCTCGTCGAAGGGTCTGGTGGAATTTCTGTTTCTGTCGTGCCAGGCAATTATTCCAAGCCTCAGCTCATGGCGACAACTGCCATGTCGCAGCCGGACGTTGAGATTCAGCTTCGGAAGGTGGCGTGGGATCGTATGTTCGCCGATCCGCATTCATCCGAGCCCGACTTCTCGGATGCGGGTTATCTCGGCGAGGTGATCTGGCGCGATTACGAGGACGCGCTGGCGCTGTACAAGGATAATCCCGAAGCGAAAGACATTCTCGACACGACGTTGAGCAATGCGCCGAGCCAGACCTACGACGACAAGCCGAAGTTCAGCTTGTGGGCGGACAAGGCCCGTAAGCGCGTTCGCATCTGCCATATCTGGATCAAGCGTGACGATGAATGGTATTTCGCTGAATACACCAAGGGTGGCATCCTGAAGGCCGGGAAATCCCCGTATCTGACGGATCGTGGCGAGAGCGACTGCGAACTGATCTTTCAGTCGGCCTATGTTGACCGGGATAACAACCGCTATGGCCTCGTTCGCGAGATGATTTCTCTCCAGGACGAGGTGAATAAGCGCCGGTCCAAATCACTGCATCTGCTGAACTCAAATCAGACGATGTACGAAGACGGCGCGATTGACGACATCGAGCTGTTCCGCAGGGAAAAGGCAAAGCCGGACGGCACGATGAAGGTCGCACCTGGCGGCTTATCGCAGCAGCGCGTCCAGACCATCAGCGGCGCAGAGCTGGCGCAGTCGCATTTCGCGCTATTGCAGGAGGCGAAGAACTCCATCGATCTGAAAGGCCCTAACGCCACGGAGATGGGCGATAAAACCAGTGGTTCAAATGCCGCCTCAGGGCGAGCCATCGTCGCAAGCCAGCAGGGCGGTATGATCCAGATCGGCGATCTGATGGATCACCTTCGCCATTTGGACAAGCGAGTGTTCCGGGCAATCTGGAATCGTATTCGCCAGTACTGGACGGCGGAGAAGTGGATTCGCGTCACCGACGACGAACAGAACGTAAAATGGGTCGGGATGAACATCGATCCTGTTCAGGCTCAAATGCTGATGCAGAACAACCCGCAAGCTGCACAGAAGATCGCAGGCATTGTCGGTAATGTGGCCGAACTCGATTGCGATATTATCATCGATGAGGCGCCGGACAGCCTGACGCCGCAGCTTGAGCAGTTCCAATCGCTGGTTGAACTGAAGAAGTTCGACAGCGATGGAGAAATCCCGTTCAAGTCGATTGTCCGTGCGGCGCCGAATCTCAAGGGCAAACAGGCCATTCTTAACGAGATGGAGCAGCGAGCCAAACAGAAGGAGCAGGCAGTCCAGCCAGCGCAGCAGTTGCAGATGCGCGGCGCTGTAGCCGAAGTGAACAAGACCGAATCCGAAACGGCCCTGAACCTTGCCAAGGCGCATCAGGCGGGCCAGCCGTCAGGCGCGCCTCAACAGGACGAAAGTCTGTCGCCGGAATTGCAGCATGCCGAGGCATTGGCGAACATCGATGACAAATCAGCCAGCGCAGCTCACAAGCGGGCGCAGGCTGATCATCTCAACCAGGAAACACAACTAGCTCCGTTCCGGCTGGCCCATGAGGTCAGTTCCCAGCGTGAGCAGATGAAGCAGCGCCAGAGCGCCGCTTAAACCTATCCCGCCGCCGGGGTTACGGGCGTTTGAGAGTGTGTCTCATTCAACACGCGGTGCCGCCGGCCATCGGGCGTATGTGACCTAGCACACAAACAGGAAGCCACATGAGCGATCTGGACAACATCTTGTCCGGGCAGAGCGATGCTTTGCCTGAACAGAACGTAGCTGATGAAGCCGTAACGCAGATTCCTGAAGGTGAAGACCAGCAGGGGCAGGGCGAAGCGACGACGCAGGAAGAAGATGCTGGAGGCGGGCAAAAGTTCGTTCCTCAGCAGGCGCTTCATGCCGAGAAGCAAAAAACCAAGCGTTACACCGAAGAAGTATCGAGTTTGCGCAATGAAATTGCAGAGCGAGATGCAGCTTGGGAGCGGCGTATTGCGCAGCTTGTAAACGCGCAAAAGCCACAGGCAGAACAGCAGCAGCCGCCAGATCAATTCGAGGATTTCCCGGGAGCCACACGTCATGTGGTTCAGCCGGAATTTCAGCGAATTGAACAACAGCTTCTAGCCATCGCCAAGGACACGGCGATCACTCGGTTTACCGAGGACAAGGTGAACGAGGCAGAGCGGGCGTTTATCAACGCCCTGCAAAGCCAGAAGCTTGATCCGGCAGATTTCCAGAAAGTCGCGAACAGCCCGAACCGCTATGCGGAAGCTGTCAGGTGGCATCAGCGCCAGCTCGCTCAAGCAGAAATCGGTGACGATCCGGCAGCCTACAAGGCCAAGCTGGAAGCTGAACTGCGCGAAAAGATTTTGGCAGAGACACAACAGGGCGGCGACCAGCAACAGACGCAGCAGCGTCAGCCGGTCATGCCGACGAACCTCGCGGGAGCCCGGAATGTGGGCTCCAGGAGCGGGCCTGCATGGTCAGGACCTGCATCAATCGATGACATCTTCAGCCGCCAACGTGCAGGATAAGCCCTGTCGCGGCTGTTGGTGCATATCCTGAAAGGATAGTTTCCAATGGCTGACACTCGTGTTGCCTCCGGTCTTACTGTCGAGCAGTGGGACGACAAGTACTTCACCGAATACCTGACCGAAAACCGCTATGCCGGCGAAATGGGGACGAATGAAAATTCGATCATCCAGGTCAAGGAAAACCTCACCAAGAAGCCGGGCGACCGTATCAACTTCGCCCTCGTCAACAAGTTGACGCAGGATGCCATCACGGGCCGCAACGTCCTTGAAGGCAACGAAGAAGACATGGCCTCCCGTTCGTTCGAACTGGCCGTGGACAAGCGTCGTAACGCAGTCCGTGTTGCTGAAATTGATGAGCAGTACTCTGCCATCGCTCTTCGCAACGCAGGCAAGTCGGTCCTCAAAGATTGGTCGCTCAAGGATACCGAGCGCCTGATCTCGAAGGCTCTCGGCGTCATGAGCGACGGCACCACGTCGGTTCTGATGAACGCCACGGACATTGCAGCATCCGGCAATCAAACCGTTCTGGACACATGGTTCGCTAATAACAGTGACCGTGTGTACTTCGGCAATGATGCTTATGCGGCGACTTCTGGCGATCTGTCTGCCGGCCTCGCAACCCTGACGGCGGCAACCGCTGCGGAGAATCTGACTGCCGCGAATATCAGCGCGATGAAGTTCATTGCCCTGAATCGCGCCAATCCGAAAATCCGCCCGATCCGCACGGAAGCGAACGGACGCAAGTACTTCATCCTGTATACGCATCCGCTGGCGTTCCGTGACCTGAAGAAGGACACCACGATCACGCAGGCTCAGCGCGAAGTTCGCCTTGAGATGGAGAACAACCGCCTGTTTAAGGGTGGCGATCTCCTGTGGGACGGTGTGATCATCAAGGAGGATTACGACCTCTACGATTACTCGACCCTGACCGGTGTTGGCGATTCCGGCACTACCACGGTTGTTCCTGCCTTCCTGTGCGGTGCGCAGGCGGTCGGTGCCGCCTATGCGAAGCGCTGGACTTCGAAGGAACAGACCTTCGACTACGGCGACAAGCGCGGCGTAGCGATTGAGGCCATCTACGGCATCGACAAGCTTCGCTTCGGGACTGGCACGGGCGACCGTACCACGCCGAAGGATCATGGCGTCGTTACCGGCTTCTTCTCCAGCTCGACCGCCGCATAAGGAGGCATTCACATGGCTATCGGAACTGTAACTGCGGCTCAGGCCGCGCCGGGCTTCCCGGTCCACGGACATGGCTTTGGCGGGAGCGCCAAGGTCGCATGGGGCACTTACAATATCGGCGCGGCTACGGCTGACGGCGATATTATCGAACTGTGCCGCGTCCCTGCGGGCGCTACCGTTATCGGCGGCTGGCTCATCGGCCAAGACATCGATACCGGTACTGAAACTTGGGACGCAGACTTTGGATGGGCTGCGAATGGCGATGAGGTTGGCGTTCCTGACGGGTTCGGCAACTTTGGCGTCATCTCAGGCGACGCGGTTGACGGCAATGAAGCGGGTATTTTCCGCATTCTCGGCGGCGTTCTTCGTTCTGCTGGACCAAAGACCTTCAACGCTGAAACCAAGCTTCAGCTTGAAGTGAATGCGGCGGCGAATGCCGGCGGCACTGGCCGGATTACCGTGTTGGTTCTTTACGTGATGCCGTGATGCTAACGCGGGCGGTCTACGGGCCGCCCGTTTCCTTTTGAGGGTAAGCCATGTCCGACACCAAGACAGCCGATAACCTCGTCTATGAGGTCGCGAGCCTTCTCGGGAAGGCTATAGCTGGCGAGGCGTTGGGTGCGGTTGAATACGAGACGATTGACGGAAACATTGATCCGGTCTTGGCTGAAATCGAGAATGTAGTTTACGTCGGGGATCGCGACGAAATCCCGGCAAAGTACTTCCAAACCATTGCGCGGCTTGTTGCTGTCCACTCGGCTGCGAAGTTCGCGAATTCTCCGGTCGATCTTGATCAGGTGATGAGACACGAGAACCGCTTGCGGTATCTCGCCTCCAATAGTCCATCCTATCAGCCCTTGAAGACGGTCTATTTCTAAATGACCGACGTTCCTTTCCCCATCCTGTCCGCACCGGGACGACAGGTGCAGGCATCGGGCGGGAGGCTCATCAACACGTATGTAGAGAAGCTCGCGCCTACAGCAGGCAAGCAATACGGCTATCCGCGAGTGCCAGGATTGAAGGGGTTTGCGACGACGGACGGGGCTGCGTTTCGCGGCGGTCTTGAGGTCGGTTCGCTCGTCTACTTCGTCGTGGACAATACCTGTTATCAGGTGGCCTCAACGGGCGGCGCAGCGACTGCATTAACCGGAACGGTGCCGGGAACAGCGCCGGTTGTCATGGAACGGGATAATGCTGCTACGCCTCATGTCGTGATTGTCGCGCCGGGCGATGGCGCTGTTTTGATCGATGGCAGCGATGTCATTGACTACCCGGATTCTGATGTAGGCCAGCCGAATAGTGTGACGTATCTCAAGGGTGTGTTCGTCTTCACTTACGGGGACGGAAAGACCCGCAATAGCGATGTCAACTCGACTAATATCAACACGCTAAGCGTGGCAACTGCCGAGAGCAAGCCGGACACGCTTTATCGCGGCATCCCACTCGGCAACGGTCAGCTACTGCTTGTCGGTTCATCCTCGCAGGAAGTCTGGGGCGGGCAGAACGATACGGGCTATTTCTTCTCGTACATCGCGACCATCAATCGCGGCATCGTCGGGCCATATGCCATCGCCGGTCATGAGGACGGGTTCGGTAAGGGCATCTTCTTCGTAGGCGACGATTTCAAGGTTTACACGCTCAACGGCTACACGCCGCAGGCCATTTCAACGACTGACGTTGATCTGGCAATAGAGCGCGAGGCTGACAAGACGTTGATCCGCGTCGGGTGCTTTATCGCGAACGGCCATGGGTTTGTGACGGTGCAGGCTCCTACATGGTGCTGGTGCTATGAGACGGACCTTGGCTCATGGCATGAGCGCCAGAGTCATCTTGAGACGTATTGGCGCGGGATGTTCCCGTTCAAGGCATTCGACAAGTGGCTTTGCGGCGATGTGAAGTCCGGCAATCTGTTGCAGATCGACGGGCAGGCGCAGGACGAACTGGGCGATGCATTGCGCCAGCGGATCGAGACGGGGCCACTGGGAGCCTTCCCGCAGGCGCTGCGCATCAACGAATTGAACCTGTATCTGACGAAGGGCGTCGGCCTCGCTGAAGGCAGCGATCCGGTCCAGACCGATCCTGACGTGGAGGTTTCCATTTCCCGCGACGGCGGGCAGACGTGGAGCAATCCGCGTGTCATTAAGATCGGCAGGCAATCGCTCACCTCCGGCCGCAAGCGGTCATCGATCTGGGGGCAGGTTGACGTGCAGGGTGTCCGTTGGCGGTTCGATATGTCGAGCAACGTACCGTTCAGCTTTATGGGTGCTGACAT